GGTTCTTCACAAATATCTTATGCAAGTATCTCTTCAATTCCAGCAGGAATTGTTAGTGGTTCTTCTCAAGTAACTTTTAGTGAAATTAGTTCATTACCAACATTAGTATCGGGTTCATCTCAAATTGATGCAGATTCGATTACTAACTTTGATTCAAACGTTAAATCTAAATTAGATGCTGATGGAGTAATTTCAGGTTCAGCAGGTATCATTCCATTATTACCAACGGGGACTGTTTCTGGTTCTTCACAAGTAAATGCGGATTCAATTACTAATTTTGATGAAAATGTTAAAGCTAAATTAGATGCTGATGGAGTAGTTTCTGGTTCATCTCAACTAATTGGTATATTAAGTGGTTTAAATTCATTTACACAATCACAAGATAGTAAAAATTCAACTTTAGCAACTTATACTGCATCAGTTGATACTAGTCTTTCTGCTATCAATTCATACACTTCATCATTAAGAGCAGCATTTACTGCAAGTGGTGCAAATGTAACATTTAGTGGTGATGTAACTATTCCTGGTAACTTTACAGTAGCAGGAACACAAACTATTGTTGATTCTACAACGGTTCAAATCGGTGATAATATTATCGAATTGAATGGTTCAGCAGCAGCAAATGGTGGTTTATATGTAAAAGATGCAACCGCACCAAACACTGCAACTGGTTCTCTATTGTGGGATACTACAAACGATTACTGGAAGGCTGGAGTTAAAGATTCTGAAATTAAAATTCTTTTAGCAGGTGGCGATTCAGTAGTTTCGGGTTCATCTCAAATTACAATTTCTTCTACAACTGGATATTCTGATTTTAGTAGCTCAGTTGCAACGGCAATCAGTGCATCAACCGCAGCAGCTACATGGGAAAACCTTAATGGTAAACCAGGTGGAATTGTAAGTGGTTCAGCACAAGTAGTTGCAAACTTATCAGGTTCAAATGTGAATCTTGCTGGTATTTCAGGTTCATCTTTGAATATCACAGGAAACGCTAAAATTGATGGTAACTTAACTTTAGGTGGTAATATCACAATTGGTGATGCTACAACTGATACAGTATCATTCGCAGCAGATTTAACTTCAGACATTATACCTTCTGGTTCTAATGTTCGTAGTTTAGGTTCTGCTAGTAGATTATTTGCTAATGTTTACGCAACTAACGTATATGGAGCAATTAACGCTACAAATGGTATAGTTTCTGGTTCATCTCAAATATTGGGTGGAAGTGGTTTAATTAGTGGTTCATCTCAAGTAGATGCAGATTCAATTACTAATTTTGATGAAAATGTTAAAGCTAAATTAGATGCAGAAACAGTAGTTTCGGGTTCATCTCAAATTACTTACGCAAATATATCTTCAATCCCTGCAGGAATCGTTTCTGGTTCTTCTCAATTGGATTCAACTACAATCAATCTTGCAACATTAACAAATGTATCTGCAAGTGGTTCATTTAGTGGTTCACATTTTGGAACATTCTCAGGAGATGGTTCTGCATTAACAGGTATTGCAAGTACATTAGCATTTAGTGGTTCTACTGGTAATGATACACTTAATTTGAAAACTGAAGCTTTATTAGTAACGGGTTCAAATTCAATATCTGCAGCAGTATCAGCTAATACAATTACAATTACAGCTGATAATGCAAGTACATCTGCAAAGGGTGTTGCTTCATTTGATGCTACTAATTTCGGTGTAACTTCTGGTAATGTCGCAATTAAAGCAGGTGGTGTAAACGCTGCAACTTTAAACGCTGATGTTGCAGGAACTGGTCTTTCTTTAGATGGTGGCGATAATTCATTAAAAGTGGATTATGGTTCAACATCTGGTACTGCAGTAGAAGGTAATACTTCATTGACCGTACAAGGAACAGCTAATGAAATCGAAATCACAGGTGGTTCAGTAACTTTAGGTTCAGGCGGGACAGTAACTATCGGTTTACCTGATAACGTAACGGTTTCTGGTTCATTTACTGCAAATGGTAATGTTTTCTTAGGTAACTCAACTGCAGATTCAGTAACAATCGCTGGTAACTTATATGTTCAAGGTACAACTACAACAGTTGATTCTACGACCGTACAAATCGGTGATAACGTTCTTGAATTAAACGGAAGTGGAGCAGCAAATGGTGGTTTATTAGTAAAAGATGCTACTAATCCAAACACTGCATCTGGTTCTTTACTTTGGGATTCTACATCTGATTATTGGAAAGCTGGAGCGTTAGGTTCTGAAAAAGAACTTGCTAGATTCAGTGCAACTCCAACATCAGGTTCAGTTCAAGTAGTAGGAGCAAGTGGATTATTTGTAAATTCTCAAATTTCTGATGATGCTGTTAAAGTAACTATCGGAACTGATTTGATAATTAGTGGATTAACTGCTAACTCATTCGTAGTATCGAATGGTTCTAAAAAGTTAATCTCAGTAACTCCATCAAACGCTGGTGATTTGATTCAATGGAATGGTTCATCATTCATTGCTTCAAACGAATTAGATGGTGGAACTTTCTAATACGGAATAAATAAAAAATCAAAATCCCTCACAATAGTGGGGGATTTTTTTTATCTTTTTATTTTTCAATACTTATATAGGTGGTATAACTATTATATCTTACTTACATTTTATTAAATATCTATATTTATAGGAAATAAAATAGGAAATTTCAATTAATGGCTGCAATATTACAATTACGAAGAGGTACATCTAATGCATCTCCATCATTAGATGAGAGTGAATTATATTTACATCAAAGTTCGGGTTCAATTCAATTTGGAAGTGGTTCACTTGTCCCTGGTGATGGATTAACAAAAACATACACACTATTACCACTCAATGCACCTGTAAATGGTAACATAAATTTAATTGGTGATGTTTCTGCTTCTAATATCCTTTTAAGTGGTGATTTAACCGCAAGAGATGTAAGATTAAGTGGAAATATTTATTTAGGTGATACTACTGGTAGTGATTATATAATCGTCACTGCACAGGTGAGTGGTTCATTGATACCTTCTGCATCAAATGAATACGATTTAGGTAGTGATATTCGTAAATGGAAAAAATTATATGCAGTTTCTGCATCAATAGATAGTATATTAGTGCCAGGAAGTGGTATTTTATCATCATCTGATATATCATTTGCATCTTATACGGGAAGTATTAATGATAAAAATTTAACTTTAGCAAATTACACTACATCAGTAGATAGTAAATTTACGACAATAGGACAGAGTACATCATCATTAAATTCTTATACCCAATCACAAGATACTAAGAATGAAACATTAAGAATATATACTGGTTCAATAGACACGAAATGGGAAACATTACTAAATGTAACCGCATCTTTAATTAACGCAACTTCATCATTAAATTCTTATACCCAATCACAAGATACTAAGAATGAAACATTAAGAATATATACTGCAAGTTTAGATACTAAGAATTCAACATTAGGAAATTACACTGCAAGTTTAGAATTTTATACGGCTTCGATTGATACGAAATGGGAAACATTATCAAATGTAACCGCATCAATTTTATCGGCAACTTCATCATTAAATTCTTATACATCTTCACAGGATACAAAGAATGAAACACTTAAAATATATACTGCAAGTTTAGATACTAAGAACGAAATATTAAGAATATATACTGGTTCAATTGATACAAAGTGGGGTACGATACAAAATGTAACCGCATCAGTTTTATCGGCCACTTCATCATTAAATTCGTATACCCAATCGCAAGATACTAAGAATGAAACATTAGGTATAGTAACAAGTTCTTTATTAGCATTTACTGCTTCTGAAGAAACTAAAAACTCAACTTTAGCAATTTATACTGCTTCAATTAATTTAGATTTAGCTAGAATACATGAATCAACGGCTTCATTAAATTCTTACACATCATCTTTAAAAGATGCTATAACAGTCAGTGGCCAAGATGGTTCATCAATTACTACTATTAAAGGAAATTTGGTAGTTCAAGGAACACAAACATCAATTAATTCAACTGCAATTGTCTTAGGTGATAATATTATTGAATTAAATGGTACATCAGCTGTTAATGGTGGTCTATTAGTTAAAGACCCAACTGGTGCTTCCGAAATTAGTGGTTCTCTATTATGGGATTCAACAAATGATTATTGGAAAGGTGGTAAATTAAATGATGAATCAAAAATACTTTTAGCAGGAGGTGATGGGATAGTTTCATCATCTGCACAAATAACACCATTATTACCAACGGGCGTAGTTAGTGGTTCTGAACAAGTAACAAGTTCATTAGATAATAGATATTTAATGATTGAGGGTGATTCAGTAGTTTCATCATCTGCACAAATTGTACATATACTAACGGATTTAAATACTTTTAGTGGTTCACAAAATACTAAGGATTCAACTTTAGGAATATATACGGCTTCAATTGATTTAGATTTAGCTAGAATACACGAATCAACTTCATCATTAAATTCTTACACATCTTCGCAAGATACTAAAAATTCAACTTTAGGAATATATAGTGGTTCAATCGATACTAAATGGGAAACATTACTAAATGTAACCTCATCTTTAATTAATGCAACTTCATCTTACGAAACAAATGGTAGAGGAATTATATCGGGTTCATCTCAAGTAGCTCCATTATTACCTACCGGCGTAGTTAGTGGTAGTTCTCAAATAATATATAGTGATATATCATCAATTTCCGCAGGTATTGTTAGTGGTTCTACACAAGTAACACCATTGTTACCAATCGGTGTAGTAAGTGGTTCATCTCAAGTAATATATACATCATTATTATCAATCCCGGCGGGCATAGTTAGTGGTTCTTCACAGATACCATCATTATTACCAACTGGTGTAGTTAGTGGTTCACAACAATTGACTGGTTCATACGATTTAAGGTATGCACCCTCAGCATCTTTTGCTACCCTATTGGGTGCAAATCCGTTAGCATCATTAGGTACTGCAGCATTTTATCATGTATCAAATTCAATTGCAGATGGTAATCCAAATACATTAGGAAACGCCTTTGCTATTAAAACATATGTAGATGATTCAATGACATTGGCCGGAGCTGGTGATATTACTTCAGTAGTTGCGGGTAACGGTCTAAGTGGTGGTGCTGAATCTGGAACAGCCACTCTTACATTAGATACTGGTTCTACACATTTCACAAATGGTGTTAATGTTAGATTGACTTCATTAAACTCATATACATCTTCACAAGATACAAAGAATTCAACTCTTGCTATTTATACAGCATCGATTGATTCTCATATATCAAATCTAAATACTGCAACTTCATCTTACGAAACAAAGGGTAGAGGAATTGTTAGTGGTAGTTCACAGTTATTCGGTGGAAGTGGATTAGTTAGTGGTAGTTCGCAAATAACATATGCAGATATTAGTGCTATCCCTGCTGGTATTGTTAGTGGTAGTTCTCAAATAATATATGCAGATATATCATCAATCCCACCCGGAATAATTTCTGGTTCATCTCAATTAAGTGGAACAACTATTACGGATTTAACTATTGTTAATTTAACAACAATTAATGAAACCGCATCTGTCATATTTAGTAGTGGTTCTAATAGATTTGGTGATTTTGGAGATGATACACATTCATTTACAGGTTCAGTTCAAATATCAGGTTCACAAATAGTAACGGGTTCGGTAACGGCAACTTCATTTAATGGAACAATACACGCAAACAATGGCGTAATATCAAGTTCATTACAACTTACCGCAACACTACCTCCGGGAGTAGTTAGTGGAAGTTCTCAAATAACTTACGCAAGTATTTCTTCAATTCCAGCAGGAATTATTTCAAGTTCTGCACAAGTAGATGCGGATTCAATCACTAACTTTGATTCAAACGTTAAATCTAAATTAGATGCTGATGGAGTAATCTCAGGTTCATCACAAGTAACAAGAACATTACAACAAATAACTGATACCGGTGCATCTACAACAAATGCAATTACCATTTCAAATGCTACCGCATCTACAACTAAAACAACTGGTGCATTTATCGTAACAGGCGGTATTGGGGTGAGTGGTGATATCAATGCAGGGGGCGACATCGTTGCGTTTGCATCATCAGATATTAGATTAAAAAATAATATCAAACCAATCGAATCCCCATTAGAAAAGATTTCTAAAATTAATGGCTGTGAGTTTGAATGGAATGATGAGTTGCAATCTATTTATAGTGGTAAAGATTACGGAGTAATCGCTCAAGAAATTGAAGAAGTATTCCCAGAGTTAGTACAAACAAGAGAAAATGGTTACAAAGCAGTTAAATATGATAAATTAGTATCCGTTTTAATTGAAGGTATTAAAGAATTAACCAAACAAGTGGAATATTTAAAAACCAAAATAGAAAATTAATGGCACAAATTATTAAATTCAAAAGGTCTACGACCGCTGGAGCAATACCTGAAACTGGTTCACTACAATATGGTGAAATAGCAATGAACGTTACCGATGGTAAGGTATTTTTTAGAAAGTCGGGTTCAGTAGATTCGATAGAGTCATTAGTAACAACTAATACTTCAACTGCTATTGCGGGTAACCTTAATATATCTGGTTCAATTACCGCTTCATTTTTTAAAGGTGATGGTAGTGGGTTAGAAAATATAACAGTTGCACAAGCAGCAACAGTTCAACGTTCTTTTACTGCTTCATCAAGTTGGGTTGTAAATCATAATTTGGATACACCTAACGCAATTGCACAAGTGTTTGATACTGATGGATACCAAATAATCCCATCAACATTAAGACATACCGATAATAATAATATAACAATTACATTTGAATCTGCTAGAAGTGGTTATGTAGTTGTTGCTAAGGGTGGTCATATTGTTAGTGGTTCAATTGATGCAAATAATATTAGTGGATTAAGTACATCTGTAACAAATCAAGTAAATGCACTTGGTATTTTTAGTGGTTCGGCTCAAATAACATTGAGCGGAGATGTGACAGGAACAGCAAATGCTTCAGTTATTTCTAGTATAGATGGTGGTTCAATTTAAAAAAAATATATTTATTAGTAAATAAAATAAAAAAAAATCAAAAGCGATGATAATACATAGTCCCATAATTTCAGGTTCACTAACCTTTGCAAATGGTGCAACATTCACCTTACCAGATAATGGTATATATAGTGGTTCGTTTAGTGGTTCAGTTGCAGGTTTAGGAGACCCTAAGACTTTTTCTGCATCATTAGAAACTAAAATTCAACAATTAAATAGTGATACTGGCTCTCAAGATGCTAGATTGGATTTAATCGAATCGTACACCTCATCGTTAGAAACTAAGAACTCAACTCTTGCAGTTTATACCGCATCAGTTGATACACAACTTTCAAACTTAAACTCTGCAACTTCATCTTATGAAACAAAGGGTAGCGGATTAGTTAGTGGTTCTTCACAAATAACTTATGCAAGTGTTTCCTCAATACCAGCAGGTATTGTTAGTGGTTCTACACAGGTAACTCCATTGTTACCAACCGGTGTAATATCTGGTTCTTCGCAACTTACTGCAACATTACCAACTGGCGTTGTTAGTGGTAGTTCACAAGTAGTTGGTATATTATCAGATTTAAATACTTTTAGTGGGTCTGAAGAATCAAAAAACTCAACTCTTGCTACTTACACTGCAAGTTTAGATACTAAGAATACAACTCTTGCAAATGTAACAGGCTCTTTATTATCATCACAAACAAGTTTAAATACATATACATCATCTCTTAATGGAGCAATTCAACTTACGGGTTCAACTGTTTCATTTTTGGGAGATATAGTTGTATATGGAACACAATCTATAATTAATTCAACAAATTTAGCAATACAAGATAATCTCATTTACTTAAACGAAGGTTCTACTATAACTAATCCTGACTTAGGTATTGTTGGTAATTATAATGATGGAGTGTATCGACACGCTGGTATTTTTAGAGATGCAAGTGATGGTGGTACTTGGAAAGTATTCGAAGGATACACATCAGAACCATCTGGTACAATTGATACGACCGGTAATGGATTTACATTAGCAGATTTTAAAGCAGATGTAATTACCGCAACTTCATTTAATGGAGTGATAAATGCAACTAATGGTGTAATATCTGGCTCTTCACAACTTACCGCAACATTACCAACCGGAGTAGTTTCGGGTTCATCTCAAATAACTCTATCATCAACAACAGGATATGGTTCAGTAATAAACCAAGCAGTTTTAACTTCATCATCTCCAACTTTCGCAGGTTTAACAATCAACGGAGCAATAACTGCAACGGGTGATATCACAGCATTCTCCGCTTCAGATATTCGTTTCAAAGAAAATATCACAGCAATCGAATCTCCAATTGAAAAAATCAAAATGATTAGTGGTAACACATATGATTGGAAAGCAGAAAATAAAGATATACATGGATTTGAAGGAAACGATGTCGGTGTAATCGCACAAGAAATTGAAGAAGTTCTTCCACAGTTAGTTGTAACTCGTGATAATGGATATAAAGCGGTTAAATATGACAAATTAGTTGCTCTATTAATCGAAGGTATAAAAGAACAACAAAAACAAATCGAAGATTTATCAAACAAAATTAATAAATTAGAAACTGGACTATAACCCACACGGGTTATAGTTCAAAACTTCTTATATAAGGAGTTTCTAGTTAAATAATTATATAATGAAATTATTAAGTCATACATATGGCACAAGTATTAAAGCTAAAAAGAACGGCAGTTCAGGGAAAATCACCTACAACCGACACTCTTGAGTTAGGAGAGTTGGCGATAAACACTTACGATGGTAAGTTGTATTTTGAAAAAGATAACGGAGTCCCTTCCATACAATCAATAGTTGTTACTGATGCCCTAATTTCTGGTTCAATTAATATCGGTGGTGCTATAACGGCTTCAAATTTCATAGGAAATGGTTCTCAAATAACCTTTGGTGGGACTGGAATGGTTTCCGGTTCATCTCAATTAACATCCTCATTAGATTCAAGATATTTAAATACATTAGGTGAAGGAACTATTAGTGGTTCTTTCACTGGTTCATTTGGAGGAGATGGTAGTGGATTAACAAATCTACCTGCATCTGATATATCTCAAGTAGCAACTGTTAATTACGCCTTTTTCAATTCCTCAAACATATCAGTTAGTCATAATTTTAATTCACGAAATGTAATTATTTCGGTATATGATTCTAATTATGCACAAATAATTCCATCCTCAGTAACTCTTACAGATTTAAATACTTCAACAATAGTATTAACATCCCCTCAAAGTGGTTATGTAGTAGTTGCTAAAGGTGGTCACATCGTTAGTGGTTCTGCAGATGATTCAAATAAATTAAATGGTCAATCCGGTTCATATTATTTAGATTATACAAATCAAACGAACAAACCAAGCGGATTGGTTAGTGGTTCATCTCAGATAAAAAGTTATGGAGATTTTGTAACTACTGGTTCAAATTCATTTACAGGAATACAAAATATAAATGGTGATATAAATTTAACAGGTTCAATTTTACCCGGTGTAAATAACACATCCGATTTAGGTTCTCCTAGTAAACAATTTAGACACTTATACGTTTCAACCGGTTCAATTTATATGAACGGAGTTGCAATCCTTTCATCTAATGCAACTGATTTAACATTTACAACTGATACAGGACAATCTTTAAAATTATTAGAAACTGCAGCTGATACAATTACATTACAAACTGCAGAAGGTAATTTAACACTTAATTCAACCGGAGCAGGTGATATAGTTTTAGACCCAACTACGGGTGTAATAGCATTAAAGGGTACAACTACTTTATATAGTGGAAATAAAATACTTTCATCTGATGGAAACTCTATTCAATTTGGAAATAGTGTAGCAATTACAGGTTCACTTACTACAACAACTGGTTTAATAGTCGGTGGTGATTTAGTAGTAAATGGTACAACCACAACAATTGATTCAACTAACGTAAACATTGGTGATAATATTATAGTATTAAATGGAACACTTACTACAAATGGTGGTGTTTACGTTAAAGATGCAGCGGGTGGAAACACAGCAACTGGTTCATTATTATGGGATACTACAAATGATAAATGGATTGCAGGACCTAAAGGGAGTGAATTAGGAATACTAAGGACTGGTGGGGATAACATCGTATCAGGTTCTTCTCAAATTACTTTTAGTGGAATTAGTTCATTACCAACATTAATATCCGGGTCGATACAAATATTAGGTGGAAGCAACATTGTATCATCTTCTACACAAATTCTTTCATCATTAGTAAGTCAATCAATTAATTTAGCAAATGGTGCAATTACAGCATCATACTTTGTTGGAGATGGTAGTGGTATTACAAACGTAGTAACTGAAATTGCAGAAGTTGCAACAATCACATCTTCGTTTGATAATCAATCAACTATTGCGGTAACGCACAACTTTAATACTAAAAATGTATTAGTTTCAGTATATGGAACAAATGATTCACAAATAATACCATCATCAGTAACACTAACTAATAATAATACTGCAACAATAGTATTATCATCCACTCAAAGTGGTTATGCAGTAGTTGCTAAAGGGGGACATATAGTAAGTGGTTCTACTTCGTGGAATAACTTAGCAGGAATGCCAAGTGGATTAATTTCGGGTTCTTCACAAATAACTGGATTAACAACTTATAAAGAAACAGTTAGTGGTAATTCAACTTATTCAATCACTCATAGTTTGGGTGAAGAATATCCAATAGTTCAAGCATGGAATACTGCTAATAAAAGACAGGAAGTTCCTTCAATTATAGAATCAACTTCGGTTAATGCGTTGACATTAACATTTGCTGGAGTATTTGCTGGATTAATTATAATAAAAAAATAATATAAATGGTTTATGATGTTTATTATACCACAGGTGGTGGACCGTGGGTCAATGCAGGTTCTGATATTTGGGTAAATCTTTGGATGGAATTAATAGCACCTAAATTAGATGTTAAACCAATTCTACTAATTCATAGAAACAAACCCAAAGGACACGAAGATTATCAATTCCCAATAGAAACTTACTGGCATGGTGAAGATATTCAAAAATTTGAAGAACTATGTAAAGGTGCACGAAGAATTAATATTCTACATGGGCATTATACTCCAATGAAACCGATTGTAGATAATAAAGATAAAATTCATTCAAATATATTACACAATTCAGTAGACCATATCCTAAAATCTCAATTTGGAAGTGATTTACCAATAGGACACCATCCATATATGAGTTCAGAATGGGAACAAGAGGTTACTGATTGGTGTGAAACTAATATATGGGTAGGATTGTACGAAATACTTTATAAGAATACTAATATACCAAATTTTTACGAATTTAAATGGAATCTACCACTATCCGAATCTAATAAGTTAGGATTTGCAGCAAGAAGTGAGGGTAGAAAAAATCCACATTATTTAGATAAAATTCCAACTTTTATTTTTACTAATTCCGAAGAATTTAATTTACTTTGGAAAAATGGTGTAAAAGTAGATATTTCAAAATCAAAATTATATCATTATAATCCAGATTTTAAAGATACATTTTATGATATGGATTGGGGTATATCACATGCCGCATTTATATCAGAACCCTTTGGATATTCAATATTTGAAGCGGTTGATAAAGGTAAATTGCCAATCCTACATTCGAGTTGGTGTAAAGATTTAGAATATCCATACCGAGCATCATCTAAAACTGAATTTTTTGATATTTATACAAAGATTACTACATTATCTTATTCTGAAAAATTATATTGGTTTAATATTATAAAAACTTATATGATTGAAAAATATACGGATAAGAATAAGTGGATTGATTCATTATTAGATATTTATAATAAATAGGAAAAACATAAATGGCAACATTATCATCAGGACAAACTAAAAGTTTAAATAATTTAGCTTCAGCAACAGGTCAAGCTACAAAATCAATGTCAGCAGCAAAGGGAAATTCAACAGGTCCTATTGCAATGTCATCATTTGCAATTGATTCGGTAGATTCGGTAACTGGTTATACATACGCAGTGGAATCTACAACTGAAACATATACATTAGGTTTTACTGGTGCTGGTTCAAATTTTAGTAGAATTAGTGGTAGAGCAGCAAACTTTACATGGAGTGTAGCAGCAGGTTCATATATAACATTGGGAACAAATAGTGGTACAACCGCTACTTTTACAATTTCTAATATGAATCCACAATCACCATCAGCACAAACTTCACTTTTAACTGCACAATCTAATACAATTAGAGCAGTATTTGCAGATGGTTATAACACACATGCAACAGGATATAATACAAATAAAGATAAGACGGTTTATTCCGTAGATTCATATGATGGTAACTCAACCGCTTTATGTTTAACAATCGATTCACCAATAGTGTTATCAGATGGTTCAATAGTAGAAGCAGGAGATTTAGTAGAAGGTGATAAGTTAAAAGGTTATTCATTATCTGGTTTAACATTAGATTCTGATAATAATTTCTTTAATTGGTCATCATCTGAATTAGGTCAAGAATTAAAAGAAGTAGAAGTTAAGGGTATTGTATACTCATTCTCATCAAAATATTATGATATAAACAATGGTGGAGTAACTGCAACATCAGAACATCCATTATTAGTAAAAGATTCTGAAGATGGTAAATATAGATTCAAAGAAATATTTAGAATTACAACTGACGATAAATTAGTAAAAGAAGAAGGTGGAGTTTTAGTAGAAAAAGATATTACATCAATTGAATTAATAAATAGAACATCTGAAATCGTTTCAATTGACGTTGAAGATGTAGATACTTACTTAGTAAATGGATATGTAACTCACAACAAAGGTGGAAACTCATTCGCAGATTTAGCAGCACCTGGTGCACCTACTTCAGTAGCATATGCATCTCCGTTTGTATCGTGGACTGCACCGGCATCGGTAGGAACAGGTGGTATTACTGCATATGATATACAAATATCAACAGGAAATACGTTTGTTTCTAACACAGTAGATAATACGGAATGGAGTGAAGCTAATATAGAAGTTAATACTCTATTAACTGCAGGGACTTGGTATGTTAGAGTTAGAGCGATTGACCAAGGACTTAAAGGGACTTGGAGTAGTGCAGTTTCATTTGTTAGATAATTTTTTTATCGTTTGGGGAAAATCTATATATTTATATATATAACTAATTAATAAACAAAATATATCAAAATGGCAGAAAAAATTAAGTTTACGGAAGACGAAGTCGCACAAATTAACAAATTACGAATTGATGTTGGGGCTGTTTTTACTGAATTAGGACAAATTCATATTGAAAAAAGAAGAAGATTGTCAGAATTAGAAGAAAGAGAAGCAGAATTAACTAAACAACATTCGGATTTAGTTATAACGGAAGAAACCTTATTTAAAGGTTTAAATGAAAAATACGGAGATGGTGATTACAACCCTACAACGGGAGAATTCACACCAATCGCAGAATAATACTACGTTACGCATATATAAAATAATATTTTAGAAAAAGTATCTAATACTTATATGTGTATCATTACACAAACTTAATAGGAGTAAATAAAATGGCAGAAAAAATTGTATCACCTGGTGTATTCACAAGAGAGAATGATTTATCATTTTTATCACAGGGTATCGGAGAAATTGGAGCAGCAATAGTAGGACCTTTTAGTAAAGGACCTGCATTCTTACCAACTATCGTAAATACACAATCAGAATTTGAAGAAATATTCGGTACACCTGATGGAACATACTATACAGGGTACGCAGTACAAAACTATCTAAGAGAAGCAGGAACAGTTACTATTGTTCGTGTTGGTCACATAGGTGGATATGAACATGCAGCACCACTTGCAATAGTAGTTAGTGGTTCAGAAGCACAAGGTGGTAAAAAAATTGTAGCAACATTACATTCTACTATTGAATCGATTGAAAGTATCGGTTTATTTAGTGGGTCTGTTAATGCATCAATCACATCAAATATTGGAAGTCAAGAATTTTTAATTACAGGCGGACAATTAAGTGGTTCATTTAGTGCATCAATATTACCATCAGAAGGAAACGATATTGGTGATGTATTTGGAGAATCTCCATTTGGAAGTAAAAAAGCATACACATATACTTATTTTGAAAAAACAGCAACTGATTTTTCAGGTTCATTTGCAACTAATACAGCAGATGTTGAATTACTTGAGTTACCAACTCAAATATATAGTGCTACCGATGGTCCAACCTTCGCATCTACCCCGTGGGTTAAATCTCAATTGATTAGTGGTGAAAGAAGTGACCTTTTCCGTTTTTGTACGTTAGGAGATGGTAATCCATATAATACTGAATATAAAGTAAGTATTTTCAATGTTAAAGCAGCAGGAGTATCTGGTGCAACTGATTACGCAACATTCTCAGTAGTAATTCGTGGATTCAATGATACCGATAGAAAAAAATCAGTAAAAGAAACATATAATAACGTTAACTTAGACCCTGCATCTCCAAACTATATTGCTAAAGTAATTGGTGATAGAAATTTAACAATTGATGCAAATGGTAAACAAAGTGAAAATGGTGATTACGCAAATCGTTCTAAATTAGTTAGAATAGAAGTGTCACCTGAAGGTACATTCCCTATTATAGCAGCACCTTTTGGACACGAGGCGTATTATAATCCTATAAGATTAGCATCTGGTGCAACAGCTGTGTATGTACCTAAAGTTATTTATACATCAGGTTCATTCAGTAATACAGCATCATCTGCATATAGATATTCTGGTATTGATTTAGAAACTAGTGTAGTAAAAATAAACAATACACAATATTTAAAACCATTACCTGACTATAGTGTAGCGGATGAATTAGCCGGTATAACAACCGGTTCAAACCAATTATTTGCGTTTGATAACGTAAGTTTAGGATTATCGGCTTCATTATCAACCGATGATACTGCTGAAACAATTGCTAAAAGACAATTTACATTAGGATTTCAAGGTGGATTCGATGGCGTAACTCCAACAAGAGTAATAAATAAAGGTGTAGATATATCATCTGGTAATTCACAAGGATTTAACTTAACACCCTCAACCTCTAATGGTAATACTGCATATGTAAAAGCAATCAACGCGGTATCCAACCCTGATGATTTTGATATTAACTTAATCGCAGTACCAGGTATAATTCGTAGACATCATTCATATGCATTTGATTACATAAGTGAAATGTGTGAGAATCGTGAAGATGTATTCTTCATTGGTGATGTAGTTGGATGTGATAGTACTGATACGATTGATGCAGCAGTAACAGAAGGTGCATCAGTAGATTCTAACTATGTAGGTACTTACTACCCGTGGGTTAAGACAATCGATAGAAACACCAACAAATTAACTGCAGTACCACCATCAGTATTGATGCCAGGTATCTACGCAGCAAATGACGCGGTTGCAGCAGAATGGTTCGCACCAGCTGGTTTAAATCGTGGTGGAATCGTAGGAGCAGTTTCAGTATTGAATAGATTAACACACGCAGAGAGAGATACATTATACGAAGGAAAAATAAATCCTATCGCATCTTTCCCTGGCGAGGGTATCGTGGCATTTGGACAGAAAACACTACAAGAAAAATCATCGGCGTTAGATAGAATCAATGTTAGAAGATTACTTATCAAAGTTAAGAAGTATATCGCTTCTACATCAAGATACTTAGTATTCGAACAAAATACTTCTACCACTCGTTCAAGATTCTTAAATACAGTTAATCCTTATTTAGAAGCAATTCAACAAAGACAAGGTTTATATGCATTTAGAGTAGTAATGGATGAGAGTAATAACACTCCTGATGTAATTGATAGAAATATATTGGCTGGACAGATTTTCTTACAACCAACAAAAACCGCTGAATTCATCGTGTTAGATTTCAATATCTTACCGACTGGAGCATCGTTCTCAGCATAAATTTTTAAAAAAAGAGAAACCTTATATTTATTAATATAATAGGAGAAAATAAAAATGGCAGAAATATTAGAGTTTAACGAAATGTTCTATACCAACTTTGAACCAAAGATGAAAAATCGTTTCATCATGGAAATCGGTGGTATCCCTTCATATCTTATCAAAGCAGGTAACAGACCAAACATTCAGTTTGAAGCTGTAACATTGGAACACATCAACTTAAAAAGAAAGTTGAAAGGTAAAGGTGAGTGGCAAGATTTAGAAATCACATTGTATGACCCAATCGTTCCATCAGGTGCACAAGCAGTAATGGAGTGGGTTAGAACTTCACATGAATCCCTAACAGGACGTGATGGATATGCAGATTTCTACAAAAAAGATATTGATATCTATATGTTAGGACCAGTGGGTGATAAAATTGAAAATTGGAAAATCAAAGGTGCATTTATCTTAAACGCACAATTTGGTGAATTAGATTGGACATCAAATGACCCTGCAGAGATTACATTAACGTTAGCTTACGATTACGCTGTACTTGAATTCTAATAGAATTAAAATATAAAATTAAGAAAGGAGATAGAAATATCTCCTTTTTTTTCAATTTTTTTTT